ACGCCCCCACGCCCCCTCTCCTCCACTCCCTCTCGACCCCCGAACGCCCCCGTCGAACGCGTCCGCGAACGCGTCGAACGTTCGGCCCTACTCGTAGCCCGGACCCCCTCCCCTCGAAACAGCCCTCCGGTAGTGGTTAGCGGGACCGTATCTTTATTGAGAGGCGACGGTAAGGGTAGGCTAATGGGAGACGAGAACCGTCGAACGAACGACGACCCGGAGGACGACCGTCCTAACGACGGGTTCGACTACGGCGAACGTCGAGAGGACGGACAGTTTCAGAACCACCCGACGAAAGACGAGGGAGAGTTCGTCCAGCCCGTCCGGTCGTCCTACGTCCACGTCGAGGGCTGTGGGACGGCTACGAGTATGGGAACCGGGTTAGCGGAGTCGTTCGCCCGGGATCCGGAACAGTACGGTAAGACGTTTTGCGCGGGCTGTAACGACTACTACCCGCTGGACGAGTTCGAGTGGAAAGGGACGGGGATCCGACTGGACGAGGTGGGAGTCGTCGCGGACGACGAGGCGGATCCGACCGCCCTCTCTATCAGCCTGAACGGGTCCCTCCACAGCGTCCCCCGGGACGTGGAGACTGTCGCGGACCTGAACGACGCCCTCGGAGTGAAAGAAGGGCGCGAACTCGTCCGGGTCGTGGAGGGTGAGGAGGAGATCCACCCGGGACAGAACCGCCTCGGAGTCTCCGACCTCGGAGATCCGGACGACCCTGTGGTAGTCTCGGAGGGAGACGAGTTCCTACTCCGGGACGAGGACGCGGACGAGGGCGACGAGGTGAAAGACCTCTATCAGTCCCTCGAACAGGTCCGCCGGGATCTCCTCGACGTAGCGGAACAGGCGGAGGAGGCGGGCGTTCCCCTCGTCGCCCGGAACCTCGAACTATGGTCCCACTCCGCGGCGGTCTTTCACGCGGACCTCACCCACGGACCCGCGCCCGGGACTATCGTAGACTACCTCGAACAGGCGGACTACAGCCCGCCCGCCCGCGGACGAGAGGACACGGAGGAGTAGTATGTCGGACTACGACTACGACCGGAGAAACGTCCTCGACTCCGTGGAGTCGTTAGCGGAGGTCCGCCTCTCGGATCCGTTCACTCTCGAACTCGTCGCGTGGAACGACGGGGACTTTCAGATCTCCGCGTTCCATACGATAGACGCTACCTACCCGTTCGAGGCGGAGGCGAACGACGAGGAGGACGGACTCCCGTTCTACCGGGAACGCCTCCGGTTCTCCTCGACGGGCGACGAGGAGGGCTGGATAGTCCACGAACTCGTCCGCGCCTACTGTGGGCGGACCCGGACGGAGACGGTATGGAGTGAACGCGTGGGCGGCTATACGTTCAATTGGCCCGCCCCGCTACTGGACGACGACGAGGACGGGGAGGACGACGGTCCGACCTATCCGGGGTCCACGTTCCCGGGGAGGTTCGCGTAGTATGGGGGACCAAAACGTAGACTACCGGAACCTGTCCCTCCCGACGGACAAAGCCCCCGCGGACTACTCCTATCAGGAGAGGCGGGCGGATATTCTACAGAACTATATCCTCGACAAAGGACACCCGGACGCGGTGAATTGGTCCGAACTCTCCCGCTACTACGATAAGAGTAAGTCCACTCTCCATAACGACAAAGAGACGCTTACGGAGTGGATCGTAGACGACCTCGACGTAGCCCGCGTCTCCGGGATAGCGTCCGCGCTGTTTGAACAGGGACTCTTAGAAATACAGGCGGACGACGACTACGACGCGTTCGACTACCACGCGTTCGTAGCAAAGTGGACCTCTACCCTCGAAAAACTCGGAGTCCTCGACTTAGAGGACGACGACGAGGACCTGTTCCGGGCGGGCGGACAGGAGGGAGAGGGTATCACCGTCTCCATATCCGGCGTCTCCGCGGACGAGGTGGATCTGGACGACCTCCCCGAACAGGACCGCCCGGACGGAGACGCGGACGAGGACGAACAGGAGGCGGTTACAGCGTGAACCTCACTCCGAACCCGGACGCGTCGAGGGAGGACCGGATAGCCTACGTCTCGAAACGCCTCCGGATCCCGTCGGACGAGGCGGAACGACTCCTCGACAGTATGGAGGGGGAGAACGCGTGAACCTCCCCTACGAACTAATCGGACAGGCGACGGTAGCCCTCGTCGGGGCTATCCTCCTCGAACTCCTCGTAGTCGCCCTCCTCGTCGCCCTCTACGCGGCGTGGTTCCGAGGGTGGACCTACGCCTCTAACTACCTGTGGAGGGGCTACAGCCCGACGGGGGAACGCCCTCCGGCGTGGAAACTGAAACTCTCCGCGCTGTGTCTCGTCCTCCGGGACGTGAAACCCCGGAAACTCCGTCCAGCGTGGGAGGAGGCGGACCGTCTCGGAGGGACGGTAAACGGAGAGGACTCCGACCTGAACGACGCCCGGGACTACGCGGAGGCGGTGGACCCGTGAGACTCCTCGACGCCCTCCGGGATCTCCTCGGACTGGACGACGGTCCGCCTCCCTACGTAGAACTCTCCTGTCCGGAGACGGGGCGGACTATCGCTACGGAGGACTCTACGCCGGAGTGGGAGGACGACGAGGACCACGCTATAGCCCGCTACGACTGTCCGGACTGTCCCTCGACTCACCGTTTCCTGTGGGGTCCGCCCGCCCCTATCCGTCTCTACGACGTGGGCGACGCGGAGGGTCCAGCGTGAACTCCGTTACCCTCGTCGCCTGTCCGGAGTGTGAGGGAGAGTCTATCCGCCTGTCGGACATAGGCGGGATAGAGAACGGAGGTCCCTGTTCGACCTGTCACGGGACGGGGTTAGTCGAGGAGACGGAGGTGGAGGCGTGAACCCGTGGACCTCGTTCGGCGTCCTCCTCACTCTCCTGTTCGGCGTCGCGGGCGTCGCCCTCTCCGGCGGGCTGTGGGCGGGCGTCCGGTTCGCACAGGAGAGGACTCCGACCTACGAGGAAACGTCCTCGACGCGGGCGGAGGTCGTCGCCCGGACTCCACAGCGGACGACGCCCGGGGGCGGGACGGTCTACCACCCGGCTACGTCCGAGGAGTCCGGATCCGTCGAGGCGAACGCGGAGGCGCTGGACCGGGTTCGACACTCCGACGACGCGGAACTCCGGGGATCTCCCCGTGGGTTCCGTGGGATAGACTTATCGGACCGAGAGGTAGAGGCGTGGTTAAGACGGTGGACCCTATGAACGACGAGAACGCGCTGGACGAGTTCAAAGCGGACGGGCGGCGGTTCCGCCTCGTTCGAGACGAGGACGAGACGGGCGTCTCCGGGACCGGAGTCGTCGCGGTCGGGGTCGAGTTCCCGTCCGGGGCGGTCGTGTTCGAGTGGAGGAACGACCGGAACGACGACCTCCGGACGACCTCGAACGGACTCTCCGTGAAACCCGGTCCGGACGGGATCCCGGACACGGAGGAGGTCCACGGACACGGGGGACGGACCCGCGTCGAGTGGATAGATCCCTCCCGGGCTGTTCGAGAGGGAGACGCGGTGGAGTGTCCGGGCTGTGGTGGAGAGGTTCCGCTGGACGAGTGGACCGTCTACCGAAACGGAGGCGGTTCCTGTCCACTATGCGGACGGGACGGACTCCCCGTGAGAGTCCGGGAAACGCGGTTAGAGGGCTGATTCATAATGTCACAAAGCGAAACACAGACGAGAGAGGTCGAACCGAACGCCCGCTACGACGCTATCTACGGGACGAACTACAGCGGAGAGGACCCCGACTCCGAACGTATGGAACGCCTCCGAGAGGGGACACAGGAGGAGGCGGACGCCCTCCGAGACTACGAGGCGGAAATGGAGTCCGTCGAGGAAAACTACCCGGACCTCGTAGAGGAGGCGGCTACGGTTTCGTGGGACGACCTCTCCGTAACGAGTAACCCCGCTGAACTCCGGGGGATCTGTCGGTATCTCTCCGGCGTCTCCGACGACGAGGGACTGAACGAGATCCAGCGGAAGGTTCGGACCGGGGACGTAGAGTGGTATCTGAACGCCCTCCTCGTCGTTCGAGGAGTCAAAGACACGGAGGGCGCGTAATGCCGGAGAGTAAGGACTCCGTGGACGCGTCCGCCTCGGAGATCTGTGGAGGTCCGGACTGTAACGAACTCGTCCACCCGACGGAGGCGCGGACCGTCGCGTGGGCTAACCCGCTGTTCTGTTCGTCCGCCTGTAAGGACCGCTGGACGAACCGACAGGGAGGACACGGGGGCGTCCTCTAATGTGTCGAGAGATAGCGGAGGTCGTGGAGTGTGTCGAGGAGGGGCGCGTGTTCACCGTCGAGGAGGGCGGGATATGGTTCTCCGGTATGAACGCCCACGTCGGGCGTCTCGTCTCACAGGTAGCGGACGCCCTCCGCGTCGCGGGCTATCAGGTCGGACTCTCGTTCTCACAGGACGGAGGGATCTTTCTACAGGTCCCGGACGCGGAGGAAATGGAGAACGAGAAACTGGACGAGGTGGTATGTCTCCCCGGATCCGAACCCCGGGCGGACGAGGAGGTAGTCCAGTAATGGCCCGTATCCAGAAACGCCCGGTCGAGGTCGAGGTTCGACGGGCGGAGGAGGTCGAGACGGTGGAGACACGGGAGGGAACCCTGTCCGCGGAGGACGGGGACCTAATCATTACGGGCGTGAACGGTGAGGTCTACCCTATCGGTCCGCGGATTCTCGCTAAGACCTACGTCCCGGTGGACGCGGAGGCGGTCGAGATCTTCGAGGAGTGTCTACCGGAGGGCGTAGTCGTGGAGTTAGAGGAGACGACGACGAGAGAGGGCGCTACCGCGGTCTACGTCTCCGGGATCTGGATAGATGGACCGCTGGACGAGGAGGAGAGGAAAGCGGCGGAGGCGTTCGCCCGGGAGTTCCTACGGGCGTCTCCTCACCTCTCCGGAGAGGTCCCCTACCGCGTATGACCCGACGAGGACGAGACGACGCCCGGGAGAGATCTCTTTCACGGCGTCGAGAGTCACGCCTCGGAGAGGGGGAGGCGCGGATAGTGACCTGTCCCGACTGTCGAGGACATATCCGCGTTACTCCCGGTGGAGACGACCCGGAGGAGTGTGGGGGCTGTGGATCTCGTCTCCTGTGTGCTACCTGTAGCGTCGCCCTCGTCCGGTTCACGGACGACGAGAAAGAGGACGGGATCTGTCCCCGCTGTGGGGAACCGTTCGACGGGGAGGGCGCGGCGGTCCCGACGGACGAGGACTTTACGTGGAACGACAGGTAAACCGTATGTCGCTATACTGAACTCGAACTATGTCTACGACGACGACCCCGACGACAGGAGGAGACGAGGACCCCGCTGTAGGCGGGACGAAACCGGAGGGAGAGGTAGACGGACTCCGCTACGACCCGACCGCGGACCCCGCCCTCGACTATCAGTTTTGGTCCGAACAGGTCCGCGTCCTCTACCACTTGAATCAGCCCCGCGAACGGAGGGCGGAACTAAACCTCCTCTACAGGGAGTTAGAGGACGAGTTCATAGAGACGACTATCCCGGCGGACGGGTGGGACATAGTGGGGGCGTTAGGAGGCTACCGTTCGGGTAAGTCCACGACCGGGGCGCGGTGGATCCATAACTCCGCCCTCGAACGCCCGGGGACGCGGTGGTTAGTTATGGGACAGGACTTTGCGAAAGCGAAAAAGACGACGTATAAAGTCCTCTTTCAGAACCTCCCCGGACAAATGACCCACGTCCTCACGGCGAACCATAACGGTCCGGAGTCGTCGCCTATCGTAGCGGACTACAACCGACAGGAGAACGTCCTCACCTACTACAACGGTTCACAGGTCGTCCTCGGATCCGCGGACGACCCGGGGAGACACGCGGGGGACGAGTTTCACGGGGCGTGGTTAGACGAACCGACCCTCTACGGGGACGACCTCCACCAAATACGGCGTATGGTCGGATCTCGACTCTCCACCGGACCTCCGGCGGTCCAGTTGTGGACGTTCACCGGGAACGGACGAGACGGGAACGCGGGCTATCAGATAATGGAACAGCGGATAGACGAGAACGAGAACCCGATAGCCGCAAATATCCACGTCGTTAAACTGAACGTCCTAAAGAACCCGTTTATCCTCCCCTCGACTAAGCGGAAACTGAAACGTCAATACGAGGGGACGAACTTAGAGGAACAGGGACTCTACGGGGGCTATGCGGCGTCCGAGGGTCGGGTTTACTCCTCGTTCAATCGGAACGACCACGTTCTCCCCGCGGCGGAGGCGGACGTTCTCGCGGAGGACGAGTTCCGGTTCTACGGCTACGACGCCGGGTGGACGGATCCCCGCGTCCTCCTCGAACTCGGACGGACGCCCTACGGACAGGTCCTCGTTCTGGACGAGTTCTACCGTTCGGAGTCCCACGTCGAGGACGGGATTAAGTGGCTGAAAGGACAGGTCGGATCTCGACAGGTCCAGCGTCCGAAAGGCGTTATCTACTCCGAACACGAACCGGAGGACATTACAAAGTTCAGGAAAGCGGGCTTTCAGGCGGTCCCCGCGAATAAGTCCCTGAACGCGGGGATCCCCGCGGTCCGTCGTCGCCTCGGAACGGACTCCGAGGGGAACGTCGGGCTACTCGTCGCGGACCGCTGTGAGAAAACTATCTCGGAACTACAGTCCTACAAAGAGGACGAGATAGGGACCTCCGCGGCGGAGGACCACGCGGCGGACACCCTCCGCTACGCGGTTATGGGCTACGACGAGGGTCCGTCCGGCGGAGGGAACGACTCCGGCGGAGGGTCCAGCGTCGAGAAAGCCTAAATCAGCTCCCGGAGGGTCCGGAACCGCGGTCCTTTCTCCTCGTCCGTCCGGTCGAGGCTACGCCGGAGAGAGTCGAGGGCGTCTTTCGTCTCCGGGAACGTCGGACCCGGGTAGATCCGGTCGTCGTCTCCTGTCCCCTCGAACACGACTACGCCCGTCTCTCCGAGACGGGGGACGTGGTTCTGATAGAGGGAGACGTAGACCCGTTTCCGTTCTTTCGAGGAGTAGTCCGTTCCGTAGATCTCCTCACTCACGCGGGCGACGACCTCGGAGAACGTCCCGCCTCCCTCGTCGTCCAGAACGTCGAGGAGGATCCGTCTCCGGTCCTTTGCGATAGCGTCTATTACCGCGTCTATGTTCTGTCCGGGCTGTTCCTCTCCGTCTCGAACCGCGTTCACCGTGGAACTCATTTTCTAACACTCCACCTACTCGTAGCATACCCTTACTTAAAGTCATAGACCCACTACCACGGAACAGTCTACGGTAATGGGTCGTTTAATGACTGTATAATCCCGGTCGAGACACCACGCTAACGCCTATACGCGTGGAGGTAACTTTAAGACCCTCCGGAGAGGAGTAGTAGGTAGGTGCTAAGAGTATGATAGAATCACTCACCGTCGGAGAACAGATTTTCGTCCTCGCCTCCGCGGGGATCCTCGGAACGCTATGGACCTGTATGGGCGTCGCGTGGAGGGTAGCCCGATAATGTTCGGCGTCGCCCCGAACCCGTCCCCGGACGGATCTAACTGGACTGTCGCTATCGGACACGGAGACGCGGAGGACGACGAGGACGACCCGGAGGTTACGGTCGTCGCCCTCACGTCGGACGTGGATCTCCCCGGAGTCACGGAGAAAGAACTCCGGTTCGGACTCTACGAGGACTCCGTAGGGGACCCTCACGCGGTCTACGTGGGCGTCTCCCTCCACAGACACGGGGACGGACCCGGAGAGTATGAGGTCTTTACCGCGGAGGAGGGTCGGACCTCCGTCGAGGACGTTCCCGACGACCTCCGACAGGCGATAGAGGGCGTTATGGAGTTCGAGATCCACGACCACGGAGAGATCCCGCTGGACGTGGACCGCGTTCGCCTCTCGGACCTCCTCGAACAGGAGACGAACCCGCGGGGGTTCCAATAATGGACCCGAACGACCTCCCCGACTCCGTGAACGGCGTCCCGCTGGACGAACTCACGGAGGAACAGCGGGAACAGGTCCTCCGGGCTGAACAGGCGCGACAGTTACAGGAGGCGGAGTCCACCCTACAGGAGTTCGACCGCCTAATTCAGGAGGAGGTCCGACGACAGAACGAGTTTATAGAGTCGAACCTGTGGGAGACGGACTGGACGGAGGTCGAGACGGTGGACATAGTGACCCTCCGCCCGTTCCCGACGACGCCCGGGGAGTTCTCCCGCCCGGATATTCAGGTCTACCGCTACGGGAACGAGGAGGAGGTCCCGGACTCCGGGATCTACTACCGTGGAGACGCGGAGGTAACTCTACAGCGGGTGGACCGGGAGGAGTGGATAGAGATAGTCGAACGCCTACAGAACGAGGACCGCGTTCCGGACGACGTGAGTATCCTCACCGGGTCGAAAGGCGTCTCCGACGACCGGGACAGTCTCGGAGAGGACGAGGGGGCGGACGCGTGAACCTGAAAGACGTGGGGAACGCGAACTTTTGGGGACGCGCCCTCTCCGTCCGGGGCTGGACCCTCCACGTTCGCGTCCGCCGGAAAGCCTCCCGTCCGATTAACAGGCGGTGGCTGAAAGTGGACCTGTATAACTACAACTACTCCGAGGAGGCGCGGGAACGGTCCTCCGACCTCACGCTTACGACCTGTGAGGAGTGTGGGGAACTCGTCCAGCGGGAACGCGAAAAGGTCGAGGAGGTCCACCCGTGAACTACCCACTACCCGACCTCGGAGACGACCGTCGTCTCCTGTGTCCGCTGTGTTTCGAGGCGGTCGAGGAGGCGTCCGTCGAGTATCGGGAGTTCGGACAGGAACGGGCGACTATCGCTATGGAGGATCCCGACCCGTCGGACGCCCTCACGTTCGAGACGGTCGAGGCGGTCGTCCTCTCTCCCTGTGGACACGCTACTCACCGCTACGGGGACGAACGCCCGGACCTGTTCCTCCCGTGGACCTACGAGGACCCCGGTATGTCCGACCGTTTCGAGGACCTACAGGAGTACCTATCCGACCTCGAACAGCGGTTCTCCGAGTTCGACATAGGACTCTACGGACAGGTCGGACCCCTCCACGCCTCACAGGAGGCGGAACGGAGGCGCGTCGAACGGATCTACGTCCGGTTCGCCTACGAGGAGTGGACCGTCCCGGAACTCTCGGACCTCCCCTACGAGGAGAACCCGGTCCAGATCCCGAAACTCCTCGACTACTCCCCCGTCGAGGACTGGACCTCCGCCCCGTGGAGTGGGCTGGACCCGGGAACGACGGTTCGGACGGTCCACTACGTCCGGGAGGTCGAGGAGTAATGGACGAGAACCACCCGAACGTTCACGTTCAGGTCCGGGTCGTGGACTACGGCGAACGGAACGAGGACGGGGAACCGCTACAGGTTACTCACGAACAGGCGTTTACCCGGGACCGGATCCGGAAACAGTCTCCCGACGAGTTCGCGGAGACGGTCGTCGGGTTAGGCGCGGAGGCGGTAGCCCGACGGTTCCGCGGACACGGGGAACGGGCGGGGGAACCTCTCTCGTCGTTCCTCCCGCGGCTAAAGTTCGCCCACGGTCCAGCGGACCTCCTCGTAAACGAGTGGACGGACACGACTATCCGGTATGACCCGGACGACGACCACGACTACCGACCGGGCGACGTTCTCGAACTCGTCTACGCCCCGACCGGGGACGTGTTCGCCCGGGCGGAGGTTCAGGCGTCCCGGTCCGTCGAGGCTAAGGACGCCCTCCGGACGGTGGACGACCTCGGAGGGTCCTACTCGACGGACACCCTGAACGCACTAATCGACATACTGAACGACTACTACGCGGACCCGCTGGACTACGAGACGGAGGTCCGCGTCCTCGTTCTGGACGTTCTCGAAACCACGGACGAGGTGGACCTATGACCCACGACACTCACTACGGGGAGATCTCGGACGGTATCACTCTCCGCGGCGTGGGGGAGTTCGACCCGGACGTAGTGGGCGCGGGGACGCCTGTGTTCGCGGTCGAGACGGTGAACGACTCCTACCTCACGTTCTGTTTTCAGCCCGACGAGATAGGGGACGAGGACCTACGCGTGTTCCACGTTCACTCCTACGTCCCGGGGGAGTTCTCGCGTATGCTGAACGCGGTCGTCCAGCATTTCTCCGGGGCGGACGGACCACAGCCTACGGAGGTCGTGTTCACGGTCGTAGTCTCGGAGTGGTTAGAGGGCGCGAACCTCCGGGAACGCCTCGACGGGTTCGAGGAGAGGACGGTCGAGGAACCGGGGACGGGAGAGGAGATCCCCGAACTCGTCGGGACGTGGGACCCCGGCTACGACCCACGGGAGGACGAGTAATGTCCAGCGTCGAGACGGGGCGGACGACTCTCGGAGACGTAGCCCCGGGAGTCCTCGTTACCGCGGCGTCCGCGGGCGTCGCGGCGTGGGGACTCCTCACGTTCCACTTTCTCGCGGCGTCCGGCGGACTCCTGATATGGATTTTCGTGGGGTTCCTCCCGACCTCGTTCCCGGAGTTCTACCCGGATCTCGCCTACCCTATGTGGATCTCGACGGTCGTCTCCGTCGCGTTCGTCGCGTTCGCGGTCCACGAGCTGTAGAAGTAACTCGGAGTTCTGTTCCAAAGGGCGGGAACGTAGGAGGAACCCGCGCTATGCGGTCGTTCCTACGACGGACTCCCCCTTAAAAGTCCGCTATCCTCCCGGTTCCGGAGTTCAGTAGCGGTAGCCTAAGATACCTTTATGGAACTCGTAGGGTAAGGCTACTCTATGCATATAGAGAGGTCCCTCGTCCTCCTCACCGGGCTGTTCGGAGTCGGGCTGTGGGGAGTCGTGAGTATCGTTCCCTCCGACGACCCCGCCCTCCTGTTCGCGGGAGTCGGGATCCTGTTCTCCGTCGTCCTCGTCGGGACGGTGGTTATCCTAATCGCTAACGCGTCGAGACACAGACACAGCAAAGCGGGACACGGGAGGATCCTCTAATGGATCTGGACTTTCCACAGGCGGACGAGATAGAGTCCCGCTGTGAACGGAAACTCCCGGACGCGTCCGGGGACACGCCCGAACCCGTCCTCCCCCGCTGTAAGGACGACGCGGTTACGTGGTTCGGGACCGAACGCGGGACCCGCCTCTACGTATGTGAGGACCACGCGAAAGAGATCCTACGCTTTCAGGAGGGAGACGACGAACTCCCGGACGAGTGGAACGAACTACAGACCTACGCCTCCGAGAGGGGCGTCTCACCGAAAGGACACTCCGAACCGTCCCTCCGGGCGCGTCTCCGTTACACTAAGGACGCCTCGGATCTCGACCCTCACCCACGCGTCTCTCCCTGTCGTTCCTGTCATAGACTCACCCTCACGGAGGAGTTAGACTGGACGGAGAGAAAGTGTCCGGAGTGTCGGGGGGAACAGGAGTCCGTAGATCCGGAGAACGCGGTAGAGGCGACGGGGAAATGAGTATGTCCCGGGACGAGAACCCGGGACCCCACGCGGACGACGGAGGCGCGGGACTCTCGGACGACGACTACGACCGGATAGCGGAGTTCGCCCGGAAAGACCCGGCGGACAGGAACCCGAACGACCTCCTCCCGGACGGGGCTGTGGAGAACGGGACCTCGACCGGGACCTCCGCCTCCGCCTGTAAACGGATCCGGCGGAGTATGTCCGAGGCGACGACCGTCCGGGAGGTTATGGAGGGCTACCCGGAGACGACGACCTCCGAGGTTATGAGACACGCCTACGGAGAGTGTTCTCACGTCCACGAGATCCCTCCGACCGCCTCCCCACAGATAGGAACCGTCGAGTGTCGGACGTTCAGGGAGAGGTTCACCGCGGGCTACAGCGTCGCGGAGATAGCGGAGGAGTTCTACCGTTCTGATAACACCGTAACCCGGCACATTTTCGGGCGCTGTTCTCACGACAATAACCCGCGACGCCTGTCCATTTCGGAGGTCGAGGAGGAGGAGTGTTCCCGCCTCCGCGGACTCTACAAAGGGAACGAGAACGTGGACGTGTTCGGGGCGGCTACGGCTATGTCTCTCCGGGTCGAGGTAGCCGCGACTCACCTTTTCGGCTACTGTGAGTGTGAACGAGGACACGTCCCCGCGGAGGAGGTCGAGGAGTGGGGCGGGGGCGGGTAGGACGCTTTCCCGTAGTTAATCCTTAAGAGACGCCGGTTAGACGAGTAGGATAAGACTAATGGGAACTTTTGATACTCTCCTGTCCGGCGTCGCGGGAGTTCCCGACGAACGGGACGAGGGACGACCGTCGCGGCGTCCCGGGGAGGAACTTTCTCTCTCGGAGAAAATGGAGGCGACGAGGGCGTTAGAGAAACGCCTCGACGGATCCGGGAGGGCGGTCCAGAAACAGAACGTGGACCGAAAGGCGACACTCCCCACAGCGTTAGAGGACGCGCTGGACGGTGAGGACGCCGCCCCGAAACCCTACGACCCCGAACTCCTCCGGGATCTCTCGACGGGGACGGTTCCACAGACCTACGTAGACACCTTAGCACAGGACGCCGCCTCCGCTAATTGGCGTCTCGTCCCGAACGACGAGGAGGCGGACGTGGATCCTTCGACTATCGCACAGGCGGAACGGAAACTCCGGGATCTCGTCCCGGACTCCACCTTTTCGGAGTTCTTAGAGGAGTGGTCCCGGACCCTCCTCCGCCTCGGAGACGGGACCGTGGTAAAGCACTACCCGGGCGGGAACACGTCGAACCCGGTCGGGGAGATAGTCCACGTAGACTCCGCGACTATGTTCAAACGACTGGACGACCGCGGGTTTACGGAGGGCTACGTTCAATTCGTGAGGGAGTCCTCGTCCGCGGGTAAGGACGAGTTCGAGGGGATCCCGTTCGAGGAGGAGGAGGTCGTATGGGTTTCGTGGGCGCGACGAGGGAACACGCCCTACGGAGAGAGTCCCGTCGAGAAAGGACAGGACTCCATAGAGGTCTTAGAGGAGATAGCGGAGAAAGAGATACTGGACCTTATTCAGGGTATGCCCCCGGGTATCGTTTCCCGTCCGCCGGACACGGAGATCCCGATAGACTCCGCGGACTGGGCGAACTTCAAAGACGATATGCGGCTAAACGAGGGCGAACGACACAGGTTAGCCTATACTAAGTTCCCGGTGGAATACACAGCCCTCTCCCCGAACTATCAGGAACTCCAACTCCTCGACCGCTACCACACTAAGGTAACGGAACTCGGAGGCGTGTTCAAAGTGAACCCCTCCTACGCCGGGTTCGACTTTGAGAACACGAACCGGGCGACGGACGAGAGTCAACAGGAGGCTTACAAACAGCGGGGCTTTCGGGTTCTCGTAGACCGCCTCGAACAGGCGCTTACCCTCGGAGTCGTCCCGGATCTGAAACTGGACATAGGGGCGGACCTCCGTTTCGAGTTCGAGAAAGAGACGACGACCTCGGAACGACAGTCCAAAGCCTCCGCCCTACAGGAGTCCATCAAAGCGGGGAAAGAGGCGGCGGACGCTGGACTCTCCGTAAGTTGGCGCGACGGTATGCCGGTGATAGAGGACGGGGAAATGGAGGCGGGGAACGCGTCCAGCGGAGGCGGAGAGGGAGGCGGACTGTTCGCCTCCGTGGACGGACGGAACCTCGACAGGGAGACGGTCGAGGCGGTCGAGACGCGAAAGAACCGGAACGCGGTCGTTCTCGCGTTCCCGCCCGGGGGCGTCGCCCACGGAGACGACTCCGAGTGGACCGGGTTCCTGAACCGCCTCCTCGACTTAGGCGCGGAGAAAGTCGTGGACCTGAAAGGGCGGCGGAACGGGAACGAGAGGGTCTATCCGCCGGACCTCCCGGACCCCCACGACCCCGTATTAGCGGTTCACGGACTGGACGAGGCGACTATCCGGGGGACGCTGAACTCCTACGAGGACGTTTACCTCCGGGTCGTGGACGGACCCACGGAACAGTCTAAGAGTGGTGGTTCGGGAAACGGGATCCGGGGGCGCGAGAGTAAGGCTACCCTCTCGAAAGAGGAGGTCGAGACGGTAGACGAGGTTCTGTTCCGCGCCCATAAGGAACAGATCTACCCGGAGTCCATAGAGGCGATAGAAAAAGCCTCGTTCAGCCCCTCGGAGGTCCCGGACTACGTAGTGGATAAGATCCGGGAGGCGATTAAGGACGGGGCTGTGTTCGACGGGATAGAGTCCCTGTCCGACGAACTCACACAGGCGAAAGACCGCTTAGAGGACGTTCTCCTCGAAAACCTCACGGAGGACGGAGGTAGCGGGTGGAGTCTCGGAGAGATCCGCGACGACATACAGGAGACGTTTCCGAACGTCTCGAAAGAGGAGGCGGAGGTCGTCGCCCGGACGGAGACGAGTTCCGTTCTGAACACAGCCCGGGAGAAAGGCTACGAGGAACGCGACGACGCGGCTACCCTCCGGTATATCTGGACGGGACCGGACGACTCCCGGACGACGGACGCCTGTGAGGAACTAAAGGACCGGACGGACCCGCGTCGAGGAGAGGGAGGAGATCCGCTAACTATGCCTGAACTCAAACGGGCGGAGAGAGACGTTCACGGTAAGTATTTCCCGGAGTTAGAGTTCCGGGACCATACCGTTCACATTAACGAGAGACATACGTTCCGACGGTGGATAGAGGGGGCTATGTAAATGGGACGAGGAGACTTTCAGGAGTTCACGGACGCCCTCTACGGGCTTACGAACCTGAACGGCGTTATCCCGACCGCGAACCTAACCGGGCTGTGGAACGTCACTCCCTCGGATCCGTTCACGGACCTACAGGAGTTCGACACACAAAACGCGTGGGACGAGATCTCCGGCGGGTCCGTGGATTTCGTCTCCGGGCTGAACGAACTAACCACGGACGGGACACAGGCGGACTCCCGGGCGTCCAGTAGCGGTCCGTAGGAGAACTTTAAGGAACTCCCGGGGGAGTTCGAGGTATGGCCCACGAAACACGGGAACAGTCCCTCGACGTTACGGACGGGTCCGCGGAGGTCGTCCTCGAAAAGCCCGGGGACGACTCTACGAATATCCGGATCCGTCCGCCGGGGAACGGTGAGGAGTTCGACGTTCAGGTATCGGACCGGGAGGGGTCGTGGTTAGACGAGGACACGACTCTCACGGGAGACACGGATCTGAAACTCACCCTCACGGAGAGGTTCGTCCGGGTAGCGGTGGCTACCACGGGGTCCGGCGGGACCGCGGACGTTCTCATTTCCTCCGGCGGGGCGGAGTGAGGATATGTCCGACGAGATCTACCGGGAGGCGGTTCAGAAAATGGAGGCGGTCGAGAAAGCCCGGACGGACCGGGAGACGGAGGTCGAACAGGCGCTATCCTGTAGTATGCCGGGACTCCTCCGGCGTCTCCTGAAAGAACACGGGTCCGTCCGCCCCGCCCTCCGGGACCTGAACTCCCGACTGGACGAGGTGGAAATGGAGGCGAACGTCTCCCCGAACACGTTTTACGACTGGATAGACAAATACCGCCTCCGGTAGTGGTAGCGTAGGATAACACTAAGACGGTTCACTCCGTAGCGTCTCTCGTCGGGTAGCACCGGCCCGACTCCACCCACGTAGTCACGGCGTGGGTATGTCAGAGGCGACGCGGGGCGCTTTTCTCGTCCCGCGTTTCCCCCACTCCTACTTACGGTCCGCCTCGTCCAGAACGGAGTAGCCGTAGTCTCGGAACACGGAGGAGAGACGCCCTATCTCGGAGGCGTCCACGGTCCACGCTTTCAGGTCGTCGTTAAACTCGTAGTGGACCTCCTCCCACGGCGTAGACTTTATGACCTCGTTTAGCGGCGTCTCGTCGTCCGGCGTCTCCCACGGGGCGGGTCCGTCGAGGACCGCTTTCAGCCCGTAGTCGGACTCTCGGATCTCCGTAACGGTAACGGTCGAGTGGGAGTAGCCGTTCGGCGTTCCCTCGACGCGTTCACGCGGGGGGATCTCGTCCCACTCCGTAGTCTCCTCCTCGTCCGCCTCCCACGTCTCGCGGAACTCCGCCTCCGCCCGGTCGTGGGCGTCTTTCAATCCCTCGTTAAACGCCTCCTCGACGGTCCCGACGACGTAATGACCTCCGTCCGTCCCCGGGTAGTCGGAGTCGTAGCCGAGTAGGGGGCGGTCTTTAATCTCGTCGTAGGAGGGGAGGTCCCCGGCGGGGTCGAGTTCGTCGGGCGCGTCGCCCGCCTCGACTATCGTTAGGTCGTCTACGCCGCCCTCGTAGCCAAACGCCCCCTGTCCAGCCTGTCCGAGTTTCGTTTTGTGGTAGGACCGAACAGCCCGGAACAGGACCGCCTCCGAGGGGTCGTTCTCGTCTCGCGTGAGGGCGTAGAAGCCTCCGCGGGGTCCCTGAATAAGGACGAACCGCTTTCCGGTGAGAGTCCCCCACGCGTCCACGGTGAGGAACACGTCTCCCTTTTCGAGGTCCCAACCGTGTTCCGGTTCGACCTTATCCCGGAAACTCGACGGATCTCGACCGATAACGGAGGCGGTGAGGGACTGTCCTATGTGGTCGTCGGGTTCCACGACCCGGGCGACGACACAGGGAACGGACCTGTCGCCCCACAGAACGCGGTCCCCGGTTTCGAGAACGTCGAACGCGTCCACGACACTCCTCTCCTCGTCGTCTCCGAACTCCGCGGGGAGATCTCGGACCTGTCCTCCGTCCGTCGCGGGAACAGCGTAGGCGGTCGTAGCGTCCTCGTCCACGTAGCGGGCGGCGTCGAACTCGTAGGTTTCTCGTCCCATACACTACTATACGCGGGAGGGGATAATAAAGGTACTGGACACTAATGGGCTGTAGTGTATAGCGGACTGTATAGGGGTCCGGTCCGCCTTATACGTAAGACCCCTCCGGAGTAAGGTAGCCCTACGAGGGTTCCACTAAATGCCACAGTCCTTTGAGGAGGCTTTTCCGGGAGGGTTCGAGGAGTGTGTTTCCACCCTCGGACAGGAACGCTCCGTAGACGACCCGGAGGCGCTGTGTGGGTGGCTACAGGAAAACGGGTTCGAGGCGATAGAAAACGCCTCTCCCGACTCTATCTTAGCCGGACTACAGGTAGAGTATGTTTCCGTCGTAGACGAACCCGCGCAGGACTCCGAGTGGTTGTTAGCAAAGTCCGCGGACGCGGACGAGAACGACTGGACCCCCGGAGAGAACCAGCTCGGAGAGACGAGAGACGTAGTTCTCCTCAAAGAGGAGGACGAACTCTCCGACGACGAGGACCTGTCCGACGAGGACGGGTCCGACGACGCCCCCGCGGAGAGGAAAGTGTGGGCGGCGGTTCTCGTTCCGGGTGAGGCGGACGCCAACGGCGACTTAGTTCCGGAACCGGAGATAGAGTCCGCGGCACACTCCTATATGAAAAACTATAGGAAAGTAGACGCGGACCACTCCCTCTTTGAGGGAGAGGGGACTCCCGTAGAGTCCTATATCGTTCGGAACGGTCCCGACGAGTTCACGACCCCCGACGGGGAGACGAGATCCTACCCGGAGGGAACGTGGATAATGGGCGTCGAACTCGAAAAGGACGCGTGGAAACGCGTCCAGAACGGGGAACTCACAGGTTTCTCCATTTACGGAGGCGCGGCGTCCCTCGACCCGGACGCCCTCCTCACGGAAAAGCAAAGAAAGGCCCTCCGACGGGCGCGTAAATCCGCGACGGACGCGGACGGATCCCCCTCGGACGAACAGACGCCCGCCCCGCCCCGGGCTGAACTCGGAACGAGGCGGGTTTCCCTACGTATGGGAGACGAACGACAGGACCTACTCAAAGAGTTAGGCGCGGACGCTTTGGCGAACCTCGCGGAGGCTATCCGCGCCTACGTAGACGAGAACCCGAACTCTACCGTCGAGAACACAGCCCTTAGCGATATGTTCGCGTGGGCGGCGGACGCGGATCTCGACGCGCTGGACGACACAGTAGAGGTCGGTGGAGTCGAGATCCCTATTCGAGAGTCCGAGGACTCCGACTCCTCCGAGGAGGAGGAGGTCGAGGAGGAGTCCGACGAGGACGACGAGGACGAGGGAGACGACGAGGAACAGGCTAAGAACGACGACGACGGTCCAACTATGGACGACGACACTACCGAACTCCTCGGAGAGATCCGAGACACGACCGAAGGTATCGCTAAGTCCGTCGAGGAACACGGTTCTCGACTGGACGACCTCCGTTCCGACGTGGAGGAGGTTCAGAAAGAGGTCGGACTCCTCGACGGTGAGGAGGACGACGAGGCGGAGGAGACGAACGACGACGAGGCGGCTAAGACGGAGGACGAACCGGATCCGGTTCAGGAACTCCGGGCGGATATGGAGGAGGCGGGACTCCTCGAAAAGTCCGCGGACGACGACTCCGAGGAGGAGGTCGTCCGAAAGGGCGCTAAGTCCGGGACCTCCCCGGACGACGTGGAAAAGTCCAGCGGGTCGGGCGACGGTAAGGTTTCGACCTCGACGGAAGGTATCACCGCGGCGGGGAGGGTGGACTAATGTCCGCTGAACCACAGAACGGACTCCCGACGGAACGGAAGGTAGTCAAGTCGCGCCCGGCCTACTACAACAGTCCGACCGCGGCCCACCGTTCGGCGTTCGGGGACCTCCACGAAACGGTCCGAAAGGAAACGGGGAACCCGGACGCGGATAAGGTCCTCTACTCGGACCCCTACGGGTTCTCGACCCGTGGACCCGTCAAAAAGAACGCGGTCCACTACCCGTCCGCGCTGTTCTCCGGAGACGGTCTTACCGGAGACGGGTGGGACGAGATCTACAAGCGGTGGAACGGACTCCGCCCGGGTCAGGATATGACCCTGTGGGAGGCGAAACAGGAGGTAAAGAAGGCGATGGACACCTCCGCGTTCAGCCTCCCGATTTTCGTCTCCCCGGACGTTTACGTTTCGTCCGGACAGAACACGCCTCTCGCGGATATGATCCCGCGGGTGGCTGTTCAGGAGGAGACGGTCGAGGCGGACGAACAGACCGCGGTCGGGTCCGTCTCCGCGTTCGGTGAGACGGGTCCCTACCCGGAGTCCGACGACACCTACGCGAACCACTCCTACAGCGTGGTTCCCTACGGTCGAGAGTCCGAGGTAACGGACCTCGTTCAGTTGGCGGCGTCGAGTCTCCGTTCCACCCGTTCGACCACGGAGGAGGCTATGATGCGGGCTATGCGTCAGTACGAGGAGACGCAAATGATTCAGGGGACGAACGCGGACGGGTCCGGGTTCGAGGGGTTCGAGGACCTTATCTCGACTACCTCCCCGGATCTCACTACGGACCTCACGGGTTCGACCATTTCCGTAGACGACATCTACGACGCTATGGAAACCCTCGAACGACAGGGGGCGAACCTCGACTCCGTGGTTCACATCACGACCCACAGCGTCCTCACGGACCTGAAAAAGGAACTGGACGACTTTACGCGGTTCGAGTCGCCCGGGGACGAACTCGACTTCGGTTTCCGGAGTCTTATGGTGGACGGGACGCCCGTCCTCAAGTCCCACGGAGTGAACAACTCCGCCGGGTCCCGGGACCTGTGGAGTGTGGACCTCTCCGGGTGGTATATGGGTATGCTACAGGACGCTACCCTCCACCCTCTCGCAAAGACCGGACCGACCGAAACGTTCGCGGTGGACGCCTACGGGACCCTCGTCGGAGAGGGTATCAACCACCTCCACCGCGTCGAGAACGTCGCCTAAAGGGTAACGAGATATGGCTTTCAAAAAGATCTCGGACGCCCGGGCGGATCCCTCCGTTCCCGGATCGGGGCGGGTATGGGCTGGACAGGTCACGCTATCCAGCGGGACCTACACTCTCGACTACTCCGCGGACCTCCCCGGCGTAGACGGGGACCTCGACGCGGAACCCTACATTACGGCTACGGCGAAAGCCGCGCCGGACGACGCGGGCGTAGCGTCCGCGGGGACCTCACAGGCGTCTATCTCGGACGGATCCGGGAGTTCGACGGACACGGTGAACGTCCTCGTAGTCGAACAGTAGAGTTCCCGAACCCTCCCGTTTTCTTAAACGAGTTCCGTAGCCTACCTTTTAGAGGACTCCCCGGGGAGTAGCGTCTAAGAAATGGCTATCCCCTCGACCGTAGTAGACGAGGTTCCCTACGCCTCCCCGGACGACGTTCTGAAACACGTCCGGAACCGGGACGGGTTCTCCGACCCCGGGGAGTCGGAGGTTATCAGTATGTTACTCGACCGGACGGAGTTCGTGGACTCTCGGACTAACAAAGCGTGGAGGCGGCGGGAGGCGACACATACGCGCCCCGTGAAACTCTCTCACCTACAGAAACACTCTCGACACAGGCGGCGGAGTCGCTACTCCTCCGGGCGGCGTCTCCGAGATCCGACAAAGGTAGCGGACGCGTGGGCTATCGTTCAGTTACCCGCGCTGGACGTGGAGAGTATAACCGAACTCGTCCTCTACCGCGGACGGAACTACGACGACCTAACGAGTAGCGGTGGAGAGGCGTCCGAGTCGGTTCTCTCCGACGACGACTATATCATAGAACCCGACCGTGGGCGGCTAAAGATCCACATAAACGCGGTTACGGTCGGGAACGTCTCCGCCTACGGGAAAGCCCTCGTAGACGACGCTACCGCCCGGGTGAACTACCGCTACGGTCCGGACGAGAGTTCCGCGGCTACGGAGGTCCAGAACGGGAACGTCTCCGGGACCTCGAACCCCGCGACGACGACGGAGGGCGTTTCCTCGTCCGTCCCGGGGGACCTCCGGGACGCTGTGGGGAAACTCGTCGCCTCGGACATAGCCCGTATGGACTCTCTCGGAGATATGTTCCGGACCTCCTCGGAGGCGGATCTCGACCTCACGGACGCCGCGGACAGTCTCCGGTCGGACGCTATGGAGGCTATTCAGGAACACAGGAGGGCGGTTCCGTAATGGCTAACGTCTCTACGGATCTGAACGACGACGCCTTAGAGGAGATCCGTCGAGGGTTCGACGTAGAGGGCGCTTACGGCTATACCGCGGACCACGCCCCCTATGTCAATTGGGAGACGACCTACGCCGGGACCTCTCCTCCGTTCTCGCCTATCCGGGAGTGGGTTCACCGAAAGTGGAACGACCTCGACGCGGGTATGAAAGACGCCGCGGTATCGGATCCCTCGGAGGTCACTACCTCGGAGTGGAAAGACGCGGTAGCGTGGTTAGTCGTGAACGCTATCGCAAAGAACGGGACCGTCGCGGTCCGGTTTATGGAGAGGAGTATGGAGAAAGCAAAGGGGGCGCTGGACTCCATAGAGACGCCCTACGCGAACTCGGAGGACCCGTCCGCCCCGTTCAAGATAATGCGGGACTTTCTGGACTTTGCTTTCGGCGTTTCACAGGACATAGTAGCGGACGAGGCGACGGACACGGGCGGACTCCTACAGTCCGGCTACGTGGACGTTCAGGAATTGAACGGGGAAAACTCGTTCGAGAAAGAGGGTAAATAGAAATGGTAGATCCCGACCACGACACTACAGGAGTCATAGAAACGCTACTCTCGGACGCCGCGAACTACTCGAACGGGAAACCGGACGTGGTTCGCGTCCGTCGAGACGAGAAAAGCGTCCCTCCGGGGACGAACGAGTATATCCTGATAGCGGACACGTCCGAACACTTCGAGAATTGGAGAGGGGCGCGGACGACGCTGGACCACGGTTCCGCTGTGTTCGCGGAGGCGAAAGTAATAGACTCTCACGCCCGACGGGTCGAACTCAAAGACGACGTGGTTCAGATCCTCCGGGACGTTCGAGACGACACGGAGGCGTCCGCGAACGGGCTTTCTATCGGGTCGTGGGACACGGTGGACTACGAATATACGTTCCCGGACGAGGAGATATTCGACGTGTTCCCGATACAATTCACGTTTACGTTCCGCGCCTACTCCCGGACCGCGTAATCCCGTAGGCTATCCTTAAGGGTCCTCCGCGGGGAGAACGCTGTAACGTATGAGTATCAGCGGTTCCCCACAGAAAGGACACGACTCCCGGATCCTCGTCGGGCTACAGGACGAACAGCGGACGACCGTAACCCCGACGAGACACCTCGGAAAGATAGAGGAGGAGACGGAACACCCGGACCCGGAGGTTTCGTGGAACGAGGAGTTCCTAATCGGGACGGGTCGAGAAATGAACGCGAAAACGGAGGGTCAAAAGGTCTACGAGGGCGGGTCCTACCCGGTTATCGCATACGACGGCTACCCTCTCGCGGTCCTCCTCGGATCCGAGACGTTCACCGCGGACACGCCCTCCGCCGGGACGAACGAACACGTCCTTACCGCGGCGGGGGCGTCCGCGGGGTCCGCGACGCCGGTCCCTCCGTCCCTCACGGTCGAGGCTACTCACCTCGGACGGGGCGGGGCGTCCGACTTTGTACGGACGTTTAACACGGTCGTCCCGACCTCCGGGGAGATCTCGTTAGATAACGAGGGACGCCTCACTACGACGCTGGACACTATCGCTATCGGCGTCCAGACGGGGAGTAGCCCGACCTCGGACCCGGGTATGCCGGACCGGAACCCGTGGCTGTTCTCGGATCTGTCCAGCGGGTTCACGTTCGACGGGACGACCGTCGCCCGGTTAGAGGAGTTCACTATCTCCATTAATCAGAACTCCTCCGCCCGACACTACATAGAGTCCACCCGCGCCCCGGACCCCTACGAGATCCTTTACGGGGGACAGGTCGGGTATGAGTTCACGGCTACGGTTACGGTCGTGGATAGCACTTTCTACGACGAACTACAGAACCCGACCGCGGGCGGCGTGGACGCGTCTATGAAGTTCTCGAAAGCGAACGGGGACGCTGTGGAGTTCTCCCTCACCGGGAATAACCTCACGGACGCCGGACACGCGACGCCCCGCGGGGAGGGGGCGGAGGACGACACTCTACAGGTAGAAATGAATATCGTTCCCGAAAGCCTCACCGTTACGTTCGAGGACTCCAGCTCGACACAGGGTTATCTCGCCTGAACGGTTCGGGGAACCACTTTTCGTTAGCGTCCGATATTTCTTTAGGCCCTCCCTACGGTTCTGTATAGTATGCCATTTCAGGAGACGCCGGAGGACGTAGAAACCGGGTCCTACTCGGACGCGACAGTAGACGAGACGGAGACGGTCGAGGAGTGGATCCGCCTCACCGTCGAGGACTCCGAGACGGGCGAACGGAAAGAAAAGGCGTTCGGGTTCGTTCTAATCCCGGCGGAAAACGTTAGCTGGCCTAAGAAACAGCGGATCGTTCAGTCCGTCGCGGCGGAGAGTAAGGGAGGGTTCGACTTTGTGGACTACTACTCCCGTATGTTCGACTATCAGGTTCAGGAGACGAGTTTCCTCCCGGACCATAAGACGGTGAAAGAGTGGGCGACGGAAAACGCCTCGAAAGATCTCCTCTCAAAGTTGGAGGAACACGTCCCCGACCCTATGGATATGGGAGAGGAGGGTATCACGGAGGGCGTCCTCGACGTTCTCGAAACCTACGCGGAGTCGGACGCGGGTTCGTGGGACGCGGACGTGGAACATTTCCGGGCGTGGCTTAAGGAACAGTCCGGCGTAGCGGAGGGCGACGAGGGAAAGTTAGAAGGATAGTCCGGGGGAAAGAGGTCGAGGATCCCCGGGCTATCCCGTGGAGTCGGGAGTTCGTGGAACTCCTCCTCCTGAAAGAGGGCGTCCCGCTGGACGCGGTAGCCCCGACGAGTGAGGTCCATACCGTCGAGGAGGAGAGACACGACACAGCGGCGTCTCTCGCCCGCCTGTCGCCCACGACAGTCCGGGCTATGTCCGTAGGTACAATCACCCTCGGAGTTATCGCCCTCGTAGAGACGGGGCTGTGGACGCCTCTCGCGGTAGCCGTAGCCGCGGCGGTCGGGATAGAACAGATCCGGGACCTCGACGCCCCCGACTCCGTAACTAAGACTCATAAGGTAACGAGAGGAGGTCTACCTGAACAGAAACTAATGCGCTACCTCGTTATGTCGAACGAACTTCAAAAGATGGAAACGGAGGAACGGGAAAAGGCCCGTAAGAAAGCGGAGGGGCGACAGAACGCCCGTTCCGCTATGTCCGGGAGGCGGTTCTAATGGTAAAACTCGGGGAGGTCTTTTGGGTAGCGTCCGTTAAGGGAGGCGACGACGCGGCGGACACAGCCTCCGGTCTACAGGATAACTTAGAGGGAGTCGCGGAGTCCGCGGTCGGGGCGGCGTCCGCACAGAACGACTACGGGGGACAGGTCGAGGAAAACACGAAACGGACGGAGGAGGCGAACCGCTGGACCTCGAAACTCGACTCCTCGACCGGACTCCTCGGATCCGCGCTGTTCTTTGCGGCGGATATGTTCGGCGTCGCGGGAGTCGCTACCACCCTCTACGAGGGCGCGTTAGCCTTAGCGACGAGGGGGACCGCCCTCCTCACCGGGTCGAGTATCACCCTCTCCGGGGCTTTGGGAACCGTCTCCGGGGCGGCTACGACCGCGTGGGCGGCTATCGCCGGACCCGCGGGGTTAGCGGCGGGGCTGTTCTTAGCCGTAGTCGGGGTCGGACTCCTCGGATCTGAACTCCTCGGACTCACGGACGTAACCCCGGTCGTCCAGTCCGAAACCGATACTATGACCTCGACGTTCGCGGATCTCGCGTTTCTCGTCGGGGGTCCTCTCGTCGGGTATATGTCCGCGGCGTTCTCCGCGCTTACCGGGGACTGGACCGCGGCTAAAAACAAGTTCGTGAATACGTCCGTCGAGTGGGCGAAAGCGGCTACCCGGTTCACGTCGAAAGCCATACTCGGATTTCAGGCGTTCGGGATAGCCGTAAAGACCGGGATAGGGGCGGCGGTCGAGGCGGCGGACTACGTATGGAGGGCGGGATGGAACGGGATCCTCACGTTCTCACAGGGGATAGTGAACGACATAGCGAACTCCATAATCGGAGGGATAGAGGGGGCGATTAACTCCGCCAGCGGCGGGCTGAACTCCCTTATCCAGAAGGTGAATAAGATCCCGAAAGTCTCCATAGATCCGGTCGGGCGCGTCTCCCTCGGAGGTCGGAACCCGCTGGACGTGGGCGCGGGGACCGTCCAGAACGAGAGTATGTCCTCCCGTATGGCCCGGGTCCGGAACCGTGGGAACCGACAGTTACGGTCCGCGACGGAAACCGCCCGCGCCCGTCTCGACCGGTTCGCCCCCGACACTATCGGAGGGTCCCGACAGACCGCCCGCCCCGGAGAACAGCCCGGGACGAACGTTCAGGAACAGAACGTAAGTGTCTCCGTGGACGGGTCGAACGGGGATTTCTCGAATATGTCGAGGTCCGAGAGGAAAGAACTCGCCCGTATGATAGGGGAGGAGGTCGGGTCCAACACAGGCGACTTAGCGGGAGGTAAGTAATACGTATGACACAGATAGGTTCAGTCCAACTTACGCGGAACGACGGGACGGAGACGTTCGACTTTAAGGCTACCTCCGTCGAGTATTCAGCCTCGAACGGGGTCGTAACGTCCAGCGTTATCTCCGCCCTCCGGGAGGTCATAGGCGGGAAACTCGTTATAGAGAACGAGACTATCGTAGTGAAAGCGGACGTGAAAAATATGGACTCCGACCAATTCCCGAACTCCGGGACCTACTCGGACGAGGACTTAGGTTTCGAGTCGGAACTCCGTCGCGCACACAAAGAGTGGGGGTTCGACACTACGGACGGGTTCGACCTCCTAACGTGGGGTCCGCGTCCGGACTTTCAGGGAGTCTTTACGGACATTACCGTAACGGAGGACACACAGGACGCGGAAATGGGCGCGGGATCCTACAGCGTCGAGGTCGAGTGGACCTACCTCGACGCGTTCATTAGTTAGACCTATGGCTTTCACAGTTACAGTAGGCGGGACGACCGTGGACGGGCTTTTCGAGGTGAACTACTCCGGGGCGGACACGGATAAACTCGGAACCGCGGAGGTTCAGGTAAAGAACTCCGCCTCTAATCGGGCGTTCGAGTTCGGGGACGAGGTGATAATCCAGCGGGACGGGGAGACTGTGTGGACCGGCTACCTCGAAAAGAAACCGCCCACGGGGTCCCGGAACCTGAAACTGAACCTCACCGCCCGGGATAAGCGGGAGGAACTACAATTCGTGGAGGTTCACCGTCCGTGGTATAACCGCGACTCCGGAGAGGTCGTGGAGGAAATGGTGAACACACAGGTCCAGCCCCGGAGTCCGGTCGTCGTCCACACAGGCGACGACCTCGACGGGTGGAGTTCGGACGTTCCCGTGTTCGAGTTAGCGGACCTCCCCTCCGTCGAGTTTAACGAGTATGGGTCCGACCTCCTCTTTCTCTACTGGGGAGAGGGAGAGTCCGGGACGTTCTCCGTTACCTACGACGACGTTCCGTTTTCCGCTGTGGACGACGCGGAGATCCTGTGGTTCGAGACGCGCTACGCGTTCAATAACGAGGGCGGGTTCTTTTCCGCGGAGGTCGAACTAACGGACGACTCCGGGACCTCTATGGTATGGGATCTCCCCGTCCCGGACGGAGTGGAGTTCACGAAACAGCGTCTCCCGCTAGAGGAGGCGACGACGGACGGGGCGGAACTCTCCGGATCCCTCGAACTCGAATATCGGATTAGTCTCTCCGGGAGTCTCCCGGAGGCGCGGGCGGGAGTGATAGACTACGCCCGGACCCGACCGTTCGGAACGCGGTCGGGGGACACGGGACTGTCCACGGTGGACGTTCAGGACTCCGGTCGAGAGATAACGAGGCGGTTCGACGCCTCCGTTTTCGAGGCTATCGCACAGTTAGCCGTAGAGGACGGGGCTACGTCGTTCGTGGACGAGGACGACCACTTACACTATGAACCGGACGGGGACACGGACGCCCCGGAGAGTATATCCTACTCCTCTACGCGGGTCGTGGACATAGAACCGAACCGGGACGCGACGGACATAACGAATAAGGTCGTCGTTCAGGGGGCGGGAGATCTACAGGTCCCGCTAAAGTCCTCCGCCTCTATCTCGTTCTACGGCGTCTCCGCCCGGGAACGCCCTCTCGTAAACAAAGAGATCCAGAACGAGGGCGAACTCCGGGACTACGGAGAGGGCTACCTTTCGGAGGAGGCGTGGGAGGACACGGACGTTACGTTTACCGTCGCGGATCCGGCGTTTAAGAACGTCCGAGTGGGACAGTCCCTCTTTGTGGACTGGCCCCCGGAGGATCTGAACGGCTACTTTACCGTCTCCGAGGTAAGGACTGATACCGCTGGACGAGTAGAGGTAGGCGTAACGGGGTCGTCCGCCTAATGTCCAGTCTCACACAGAAAGAGAAACTACGCGCCCTCGGAGTGAAAGCCCCCACCGTCCAGAATAACCCCTACCTCTCGACGTTCGACGCTATTCGAGAGGAGAAAGACTACTCCACGTTTACGTCCGACGTGAACGGACAGGCGTCCTTTGCGGAGTTCGAGACATACCTAACCGACACTATCGGCGTGGGGTCGGAGTCCGCGTCCCGGTTCCGACAGCGTATGGAACAGAAATACGAGACGTTCGGGGACTTTGGGACCGCCCTCTCCGGGTTCTCGTCCTACGACGAGTGGATAAACTCGTTCAGTTGGGGGACGACCATAGCCGGGGACGAGACGGACGGAGAACAGATCTCCGCCGGGATCCGTATTCACGGAGAGGACGGACTCTCCTACGACGGAGTGGGAGTTCCGAAAGGGACCTTAGAAGTGTTCGGCCCGCGGGTCGAGTTATCACAGACACCTCCTCCGATAGACGCCTCCTCGTCGTTCTCGACCGCGAACCTACAGGTAAGCGAAACCCTCCCGTCGCCCTACGAGACTATCACTATCTCCGCGGACATTACGAACGACTCCGGCTACGGGCTGGACCATACCGCGAAACTCACGGAGGACGGACAGGTAGTGAAAAGTAAAACCGTCTCGTTTGCGGCGGGAGAGACGAAAACCGTCGAGTTCACGCGCAGATATACCGACTACGTGAGTGTGGACGTGAAAGTGAACGAGGCGGGTCCGACCACGGTTACGGTTATCCCGCAGGGACTACAGGTATTCTAATATGGTGTACTCCGCGGACCGCTACATAGCCGAGAACAGGCGGGACATACGCCGGACGGAGGCGAACTTTATAGAAGCCCCGGAGTCCGGATCTATCTCCCTCACGTTCGGGCGGAACGTAGTCGAGGTCGAGGTAACGGGAGAGGTCTACAAACGAGATCTGAACGACTCCCTGATAGTCGGACACCCGAACGGATCCGACCACGGGATAGGGACCGGGGCGGTCGGGGACCAAAGGGGAGACTGGACCCTCGTCGCCTCGGACGAGGACTCCGGCGAACTCGTCCGCGACGGTCGAGGCGCTATCCGCGACGCGCTGGACGGACAGGAGGGCGGCGTCCGAGAGGTCGGAGTCGGGACCGGAACCTCCGGGGCGAACTCCGGGGACCGGACCCTCGTCTCCCTCTCCTCGAAAACGAACGGGGCGACAGATAAGCCCGCCCCGAAAGCGGCGGGCGCTATGGGCGTGTTCCGGTTTCACGAACACGAAAACGAGGCGACGGAGTTCGGCGTCTACGACGTAGACGGATCCCTGATAGCCCGCCTCACGTTCTCCGGCGTGAACCCGACCCCGGAGGAGGAGGTCCGCGTCCTCGTCTCCCTCACCGTCTCCGGAGAGGGCGTAGGCGACTCCGTGTTTACGGACGACGGAGAGATAGCGATAGCGGACGCGCTGAACCTCCCGAAACAGGTCGTCGGACTGAACGAGATAGCGTTCGGAACCGGGTCTACGGAGTTCAGTAAGTCGGACACAGGACTCACGTCCGAGATTATCAGTAAGACCGTTATCCGGGACCTCGAATTAGAGGCTATCCGCGCCCGGACGAAACTCTACGAGAGTGAACCCGCCTCACAGCCCGTAGATCTCTCGGAAATGGCTGTATTTGATAACTCCTCGACGCCCCGTATGCTGTGGGCGACGACGTTCAGCCCGGAGGAGAAAGTAGACGGCGTTCCCCTCACGGGGACGGTCGGGTTCAGGATAGAGTAGTCGCGTAGGGAACTTTTTAGCGGGTTCCCCGGTAGGTTCCTCCTAATGACTACAGCGGACAGGTTCGACGCAGACACCGGGGACCCCGTTTTCCACACTACCTTTCAGGCGTTCGCGGAGGGGCTGGACGGGAACGGGATCCTCGACGCCGGGGATCTCGCGGTTACAGCGGGGACGAACACGAACGCCCTCGACGTAGCCGCGACGACCCGCGGGCTGTGGTATGGAGGGACGCTTCACTCCTACGCCGGGGCGACGAACGTCCTCTCCCTCTCCTCGAACACGTCCGGGAGTCCACGGTGGGATCTCGTCTACTTTGACACGGGGACCTCCTCTCCGGGGAAACGAGAGGGGACGCCCGCGACGAAACCCGACCTCCCGGAACTACAGTCCGGAGAGTTCCCTCTCGCGGCGGTCTACCTCCCGGACGGAACGACGGACGTAACCGACTCCGACAAACGCGACTACCGCGTTCACGGAACCGCGGCGGAGGAGACGTGGTTCGAGGACTCCCCCGGAGAGTTCTCGTCCTCGACCGTCGAGGGGGCGCTAACGGAGGTTATCCGGGAGGCGGGGGATCCGCTGAACGGACCGCTGGACCTCTCCGGGTTCTCCGGGTCCGCGGTCCTCGACCTCGGAACGAACCCCGGGACGTTCGGGGCGGTCGTGGACGCTGTGGTAGACGGGAACGACGCCGCGGGAACGGAGGAGTCGTTCCTGTTCGCGGTGGACTCCACGACAGTCCTAAAGATCTACGCGGAGTCCGACGGGTCGGGCGGCGTTCAGAACCTCCGGGCGGAGGTTCCACAGGGACTCCGGACCGCGGACGACGTAACGGACGACCGCGGGAACACTCTCTACTCCTACTCGTCTAACGAGTTCACACAGGCGCGTCTCGGAGGTCCAGCGTCCTCTCTCACGTCCTACCCGCTACCGATAGGGGACCTCGACTCTCCCTACGCCCTCCCGTCCATTACGGATATGGACGTGGACTCTACGGACCTCACGGACTCCACGGGTCCGGGAACTCTCTACGACGCGTCCGCGGGTGAGTTCCTACGCGGCGTCCTCGACCAAAACAGGAACACGTCCTCCGTCTCCTCGAACACGACTACCTCCGACGAGGAGATCCTGTTCGTAGACACGTCCGGCGGGGCGGTTACTATCACTCTCGCCTCCGCGGACGCGGTGGACGGGAACCACATTATCGTAGTGGACTCCGGCGGTTCCGCGGACTCTAACCCTCTTACCATAGACACGGAGGGGTCCGAAACGATAGACGGAGTTTCCTCCGTTACCGTGGAAACCGCCTACGGCGCACAGGTCCTTTCCTCGGACGGGACCAATTGGTTCACCGCGGGCGGCGGATCCGGAGGCGGCTACGACCAAACGGTAGACTTTGACCACTCCGGGAGTAAGACCTCCCTCTCGACCGGGAATCAGGCGTTAGTCGGAGTCGCGGAGGTGGACGCCTCCGAGACGTTAGAGATCTACAAAGCCCAATTGATGAAACCCGACGGAACCGCCTCCTCCACCTCCGTAGACCTCGAACTCGTTACGCTGGATAACGCCGGGTCGTTCACGTCGAGGAGTGTCCTAATCGCCGGGGACGGTTCGACCGTCTACGACGACCAAACAGGTAGCCCTCTCGGATCCTACAGCCCGGGATCTACCACGACCGTAGCGGTCCTCGTAGATAATCAGTCCGGGTCCGCGGAGGGCGTCTACGCGGAGGCGAAAGGGGAGGTCGTCTAAATGACTATCGTGGGACTGGACTCTCTCCCGGAGGTCACACTCTCGGAGGTCACACTCCCGGAGGTGGACATTTTAGAGAGGGAGGTTCAGATAACCGAACAGTCCGGGTCCTCTCTCTCGGACTATCAGGTTCGGGTAACGTTCGGGTCCGGGGATCCGATTTTCACGAACGCCCTCTCCGACGGGTCGGACATACGTTTCACCGATACACAGGGAGACTCCTCTCCCTATCTGGACCACTACCTACAGGAGTTCGACGCCTCCGCGGAGACGGCTACGATATGGGTTAAGGTCCCGTCCATAGCCGCGTCCTCGACGGAGAGTATTTGGTTATACTACGGGGACGGAACGAACGCGAAAACGTCCTCCGGGATCGGGACGTTCCCCTACGGGTTCTATGACTTTGAGGAGTTCACGGACGGACAGGACATTATCGCAAACGACGCCGCGTTTACCGCGGCTAACGACAGTTGGTATGGAGATACGACGCCCACGTTCACAGCCTATAACTCCTATGCGAAACAGGGGAGTGTCGGTTCACAGTTTACGACGGACGTGTTAGAGGGCGTTCAGTATGAAATGCCCCAAACTATAGATAGTTCTACAGAATCTAAATGGGTCCGTGAGTTCTGGATGAAAGGGACGGAAAGCACCTCCTCCGCGACGACTCACGGTATGTCGGACGTAGTGGACGCCTCGAACACGGAGGAGAATATCTACGGACCCGACGACGGTGTGAATAAGGGAGCGGTTGTCCGCTACTACGACGGAGGCGGGTGGGTTTCTATCTACTCCGGGATCTCGCCCGGGGACTGGGTATGGATTCACGAGGAGATAGACTTTCCCAATAGTCAGACCTATACGGAGGTGAAAGACGCCCCGGACGGTAGCGTTCTCGGGTCCGGGACCGCGGGGTTCCGGAACTCGACTAACCAGTTATCGTATAAAATGATTCACGCGAACAGCGTTACCTCCGGAGAGGACCTGTTCCGGATCCGTAAGTGGGCGTCCACCGAACCCTCCGTTTCCGTGGGGGCTAA